CGTTTTTAGCTGAAACTTGGGAAGATGAAGGCGAAAGTGTGGCATGGGAGCCGTTAATGCAACGCCGGGAAGATTGGGGTGATTTTCCGAAAGACGCTCTTATTTTAACTGCTGGCGTTGACATCCAAGGAGACCGTTTTGAAGTCGAGATTGTCGGCTGGGGTGAAGGAGAAGAGTCTTGGAGCATTGACCACTACAACGTGATGGGTGATTTCAACTCACCGGACACACAAGCCGCACTTGATGAGATTCTGCAAAAGAAGTTTACACACCCGAGCGGTGTGGAGCTACCAATCACTTGCACGTTTATCGACTCAGGACACAAAACAAAAGCCGTTTACTCATTTACCAAACCAAGAGAAGGCCGAAGAGTTTACGCTTGCAAAGGTATGGGTGGCCCGGGTGTGCCGTTAGTTGGCAGACCGACAAGAAGGGGAGCAGAGAGAGCCGCATTGTTTAGCGTTGGAACTGACACGGCAAAGGAATTGACTTACTCTAGACTTTCGCTTGGCGAAAAGGGTAGTGGATTTATGCACTTCCCCAACGACCGACCAGAAGATTGGTTTCGGCAGCTTGTTAGTGAAACAAAGGTGACCCGCTACAAAAATGGCGTGCCATACACACGTTTTGAGAATCCAAGCAAAGCAAGAAACGAAGCTTTAGACATCCGAGTCTATGCAACCGCCGCGCTGTCATTGATGCGCGTGAACTGGGACAAACTCAAGCAAAGCATCCAAGACCCGCCAAAGAAAAAAGCCGCAAAACCAAAAAAGAATGCCCGCAAAAAGAAAGGCGGCTGGGTGAATGACTGGTAGAGTTTGACATTAGTCAAAATTCAATGGCCGACAAAACTGACGAAGAAAAGCTGACATCAGCGTTGGCGATGATTACCAAGATAGAAACTACTCTTGGAACTCTTTATGAAAAGACGGCTAGTGCTACAAGTTTTGGCGACCAATCTTTGACACTCGCAAGCATCGCTGATTTGGAAAAGAGCCGTGACCGTTGGAGACAAGAAGCGGAAACATTAAAGGCATCAGTCAACCGTCACCGAAAAACTTTGAAAATTCAATTCAGATGATTCAATATCTAAAGCGCAAATTCTCATCGCCCAAAACAGCCGTTCGCAGATTCAACGCCACCCAGTCAAGCCGTCTGACGCTCGACTGGATTACTGCTTGCCTGTCGCAAGATGGTGAGCTTAAAGGCCAGCTTCCAATTCTTCGCGACCGCTCGCGTGACCTTGAGCGAAATAATGAATGGGTAAAAGGTTTTTTGCGTAGCCTTGAGAACAACACACTTGGAGAAAAAGGTGTATCTTTACAGGTAAGGGCAAAAGAAGCTAATGGACAGCTTGACGAAATCGCCAACAATATTATTGAGCGGGCTTGGAAGCAATGGAGTAAAGTTGGCAACTGTGAAGTTACAGGACGCCACTCATGGATTGACGTGCAACGCTTAATCCTTCGATGCATTGCACGTGATGGTGAGGTGCTGATTCGAATGATTAAGAAAAGCACTGGCTTATGCTTACAGATTCTTGAAGCCGACCTTTTAGACGATAGCTACAACGCCCGGGCTGACAACGGTAACGAAATCCGGTTTGGTGTTGAGTTTGATTCATACCGCCGACCAGTTGCTTACCACTTGCTTGGCAACCATCCCGGAGATTCTCAATTCAACGCTGATTTTAAGCGAAGAATCCGGGTGCCAGCCGAAGAAATCATTCACCCGTTTAAAACAGAGCGACCAGAGCAAAGCCGGGGCATCCCTTGGCTTGTAAGCTCAATGAACAGGCTCAAGATGTTAGACGGCTATGCAGAAGCCGAACTTGTTGCAGCTAGAACCGGGGCCGCAAAGATGGGCTTTTTCACCAAAGCAACACCAGACGGGTGGACAGGTGAAATTGATGATGACGGAAATCTTCCTGTTGATTCGTCGCCCGGCACAATTGAAGAGCTACCTGCAGGAGTTGACTTCAAAAGCTGGGATACCAACCACCCAAATTCAGGCTATGGAGATTTCGTTAAATCATGCCTGCGCGGAGTTGCTACTTCTCTTGGCATTTCTTACAATGCTCTTTCAAATGATTTGGAGGGAGTAAACTATTCAAGCATCCGCGCCGGGTTGATTGAAGAGCGCGAAGTTTGGAAGGCAGTCCAACGCATGATGATTGACCACGTTCTTGAGCCAGTTTTTGAAGCATGGCTTGAAGTCGAGCTTCTTTCTGGTCGCCTTGGTTTGCCATTTGATAAGTTCTTTAAATTCAACGCCCCAGAATTTCGGGGACGCCGATGGGCTTGGGTTGACCCCAAGAAAGACATGGAAGCCGCTGTCCTTGCAATGCGTAACCGCATCAGACCACTTCGTGACATTATTGCTGATGCCGGGGATGACATCTATGACGTTCTTGCCAAAGTTAAAGAAGACGAAGAGCTTGCTGCAAGTTATGGCTTAAAATTAGACCCTGACCAAATTGACAATTCTGAGATTGTCGATGAGCCAGAAGAAGGTTGAAGAACTGTCACACCGCTCGTTTGAGTTAAATCAACGGGCAATCAACGAAGACGACCGCACGATTGAAATTGCGTTTTCTTCTGAAGCTGAAGTTGAGCGCGGATATGGCACTGAAGTGCTAGACCATCGCTCTAAAAGCGTTCGCCTTGACCGTCTAAACAACGGCGGGGCTTTCCTGATGGAACACAACCGCAACGACCAGATTGGTGTTGTAGAGCGGGCATGGATTGACGACGACAAAAAAGGACGTGCAGTCGTTAAGTTTTCAAAATCGGCAAGAGCCGAAGAGATTTTCCAAGACGTGAAAGATGGCATTCGGCGATTGGTTTCTGTCGGCTATCGAATCCACGAAATGGATTCTGAAAAGATGGACGGGGGACGGGAGTCTATCCGGGCAACTGATTGGGAGCCATATGAACTCAGCTTGGTGAGCATTCCAGCCGACGACTCCGTGGGAGTTGGCAGGGGAATGGAAAACAAAACAACGGAAAACCAAAATTTAAAAACTGAAAATATGTCCGAAAATAAAGACATCCCATCGGCTCCTGAGCAACGCTCCGTGGAGGTTATCAACGAAGCTCCCCGTGTTGACATCAACGCAGAGCGTCACAGTGCTGTTTCTGCCGAGCGCAGCCGCATTGCAAACATCCAAGCAGTAGCCGAGCAAGCTAAAGAGCGCGGCATCAGCCTTGATGTAAGCAAAGCTGTTGCTGAAGGCGTATCTGCTGACGATTTCCGTCAGGCTGCATTCGACAAAGTTTGCGAAAAGAAAGCTGAGTTTGTCCCAGCCGACCTTTCCAAGTCTGAAAAGCGTGACCTTGGCCGTTTCGACCTTGGAACCGCTCTTCGCGCTCACTACTCTGGTGCAAAGCTGGACGGTGCCGAGCGTGAGATTGTTGAAGAAGGAATTCGTGAAGCTAAGAACGCTGGCATCGGTCAGTCTCGTGGCATCATGCTTCCTTCGTTCTACGTCAACAAGCGTGACATGACCGCAGGAACTGCCAACCAAGGCGGTAACACAATCGCAACTGACAAAGCTGGTCTTCTTGATGACTTCTTTGCTTCATCAGTAATGAATCAGCTTGGTGCTACGGTTCTCACCGGACTTTCTGGCAACCTTGACATTCCGATTCTTGCAGCCGGAACAGCAGCCGCTAAAAAAGCCGAGAACGCAGCAGCCGACGAAGTTAGCCCAACCACTTCACAGTTGAGCCTTACTCCCAAGCGACTTCCTGCATTCATCGACATCAGTGACCAGCTTTTGAGCCAGTCGTCTTCCGCAATTGAAGCAATGCTTCGCGGACACCTGACTGCTCAGATGCTTGAGACTCAAGAGAAGGCATTCTTCCACGGCGGTGGAACCAACGAAGCAAACGGCGTTGCTGGAGCTTCTGGAATTGGTTCTGTTGTTGGTGGAACTAACGGAGCCGCTCCTGACTATGCTGACATCGTTGCTCTTGAAGAGAAGGTTGACGCTCAGAATGCTCTGCAAGGTGGACTCGCTTATGTTACAAACGGCCAAATCCGTGCGAAACTCAAGCAGACCAGCAAGCAGACTTCTGGAGTTGAAGGCAACTTCATCATCTCTGATGGAAGCCCGGGTGTCATCAACGGATACCGCGCTGAGTTCACCAACGCTGTTAGCCGCACATTGACCAAAGGAAGTTCATCAGTTGCATCTGCAATCTTCTTCGGTAACTTTGCTGACTATGTGATTGGCTACTGGGGTGGACTCAACCTTGAGCTTCTCCGCGACAGTGCTAACGCCAAGACTGGATTGCACACCTTGGTTGCTAACACCTACTATGATGGTGGTGTTCGCCGTCCTAAGTCGTTCGCAGCAATGCTTGACGCACTGGGTGCATAATTAACCAGAGCGCAATAACAATCGCAAGGACGGTAGGGTTAATCCTTACCGTCCTTTTTTGACTTTTGGGAAAGAACATGAAGAATCTTGAAATCATCGAAGCTTGCTTTGTTAAAGGTGAGCCTGTCGAAGCAGGAGCAATTCTTGAAAATGTAGAAAATGGTGCAGCCGCTCAATTGCTTGTTAGTGGCAGAGCAATTATCGCACCAAAGGCAGAGCCAAAGCCAAAAGCCGAGCCAAAAAAGAAAGTTGCTAAAAAAGCAGCCAAGAAAGCAGCCAAAAAGGTAGATGCAGACAGCGATAGCTAACAGCATCAAAGATGCGTTTGTGCAGCACCGTGCCGATTACGGTGTAAGCATTACCATTGACGGCGAGACTGTTACAGCAATTGTGTCAGAGTCTCAGTTCGCCCGGGAGCTAATGGAAGGCGGCTTTGCTGACGAAGGTGACATTGAAGTGAAAGTCTTACTTTCTGACCTTACCCAGATTCCAAGCCTTGGAAAGCCCGTGTCATTCCGCTCAAGAAACTTCAGAGTTTCAAGAGTTGGAACACAACCCGGCGCATTAGTTGGTGAAATAAGCTGCCGCCCGTCTAAGCGTTAAAGTAGCTCAAGCAATCGCTTCAAATCCTTTGTGTCAGCCCGTAGTGCTGCACGTTCATCTTCGTCCATTGCTGGTAGTGTCTTTCTTAATACGGAAAGCAACCGGGTAAGGTGGACAATGTAATTATCAGAGCCAAACTTGCGTTTTCGACCTTCATACTCTTCTTTTGTTATTAACCTTGGCTCTTTAGGTGAGCAAGAAATTGAAAGCTTTAGAATCTTCTTTGACGGCTGTGATTCTTTTCCAGCAAGGAATTGAAGCCAGCCAAAACGTGACTCTTCATTAGCAATTGATGCAACTGCTTGGTGATGTTCAAAACTAAGGTGAGCAATTCGCTTGTCCATTGGAATTCTTCGGCAGACAGTAGCCAAGGCCAACAATGATGCCCTATCGACTCCAGTAGTTTTCTCGGCTTCTTCAAACATCTCTGATGAAATGCGTTTTTTGAAGTTGGTGCCGCCATAGACAAGCCAGTCACCCAATGCCCAACTAAACCGCTTCGTGGCTTCTCCAAATCGTTGCCCGATTTCCCGCCACTCTTCAAAAGGTAATTCAGCTTGAAATGTCATGCCGACTTCACCCGGCCCGTTTTGTGTTAATTCAGTTTTCATTTGATTGTATTTTCTACGTTCTTAAATCGTGCGTTGCGGCAGTTCTCACGCCCTTTGCGGCTTCGCATGGCTCTAGTCGGCTCAATCCCAAAAGCTTCACACAAGTCAACACAGCGCCGGGAAACGGTTGCTCTGCTCACCTTATGCTCTCGGGCAATCTCCGCCATGCTCTTTCCTTCATAACAAAGTCCAGATATTAAGCAAAGGCAATCAATCGTCAAATCAGGGTGTGGCGATGCTTTTAAAAACCCAAGCAGGCGTCTCATCATTACAAGCACGGGCGACTCAATTGAGTTAGTCACCGTCTCTTCTTCTCGTGGGTCGTATGCCGGGACTCGCTCGCCGTTTTCCCAATAAAATTGTTGCATGAAACAAAATTACACAAAAATTGACAGCTTGGCAAATTTTAATGCCTTCCTCTACAAACGGTGCAACTTCGGTCGTAACTCAGATTTCTGAACGGTTTGAAACTGACCGATTTGGAGTTGATTCTATTGAAATGACGGTTGAAATACCAAACGCCAGTTTTCCATCACAAATGCTTCTTGAGGGTGCTACTTATCCCGCAAGACCTCCTTCAAGTAGTTCTGCTTATCCAAATATGTCACTGACTCGCAGAACCGGGCAGCGCGGCAAGCCGGGTTGGTGGACCGTAAACTATGTTTTTGAAGGCTTTTTAGTAAGTTTGCCAGACCCCACTTATGAACTTACAACATCTTTAAGTCAGGAACCAATTCAAACACATCCAGATTTTGCTACGTTTGCAGGGACACCAAGCACAAACCCGCCAATCAATGGCTCTGTATTTGTTGACCCAGATACCGGATTTGGGTCGAGAAAAAGCAATGCTCTTTGGAAAGAGTTTGCTTTTAAAGGAACAGCAAACGAAAAAGCAGGAATTGAATCTTATTTAGCTCCCGGGGCTGAATGGAGGGAGACAAAATTTCAAACATCAAGGCCAACAGGAATTCGTGACGTTGGAACAATTGAATCTCCAGCAGGCTCACCGCCAACTTTATCAGGCCGTAATTGGTTAGCATGGGGGGAAACATATGTGCGTAGAGGCCATATATACCAAGTCACCAGCACTTGGAAACTTTCTGGACGCAACGGCTGGGACACTGACATCTACTCATAATGGACTTACACCAAATCTTTCAAGGTGCTTATTCAGATTACAAGTGGAAGAAGCTTGGCGAGTATCTGAAAGGCAAGCAGCTTAATGCTGGAAAGGGCATTAAGATTGAAAACAGCACTAGCAGCGGCAGCATTATTTCAGCTAAACAGCCAAGAGATATTCGGCAGTCACAAGCACCACCTTTTTCTGTTTTGAGTTTGCGTCAAACAACAAGCACACAATACTCGGTTGAGCTTCAAGAGGGTTGGGTAATTGAGCGGAAAACAAGATATGACTCTTCTGTTGATGCTGTAAGTTTTCACGAAGTAAATTTAGGCGGGGCAGCAATGTCAACCCGGCCAAGAAATGAAATATCTCTTGAGCATGACCAATTTGCTTACGTTGAATTTGGGACAACCAACGAAGGTTTTGTAAATACGACCCCAACAATTACTGTTGCGTCTTCCGTTCCAAACAGCACACATCACCAACCGCCGTCAGGTGTCAGTGCTGGAGCATATGGAAGCTATAAGGTAAAGCTATTTAAGCTTACAATTGATAATGGCTCTCCTAAGATAATTGTTTACCAGCAAAGCGATATTGAACACACAAGACTTCCAACATTTCGCAATGTTGGCGGGGAAAGATACATTCATAAAGATTGGGATGGGGCCGCTGATAGATATGATTTTAGAACATTAAAGCAACACGAGCCTTCTAACGTGAATTATGGAAAGGTAATTGTTGATTTTGTTAATACCGAAGATGATGACCAAAATGACGCAATTAAGTTTTCCGCTATTGCTGAAAAAACAAGCCCTTCTCAGATTAAAGTTAATGATGACAATGCTGGAACTATTACAGTTAGGGGAAACAATGTAGACGGGACCATTCTATGGATGGATTGTGATGGTGATGATACAACATTGCTTGATTGGAGAGATGGGCTTATTACATCAGTAGGAGAGCAAACTATTACGGCAGGGTGTACTCCGTCTGGAAGCTCTGGTGATATTCTTTACCATACCGGCTCAACTTGGGTGACTTTAGCCAAGCCATCAGGAACAAATTCAAATGGAGAATATTTTATTTTGGCTCACGCTGGTGGTTCTACAGTAGCACCCGAATGGATTCCTTACGACGGATAACTTTAGCAAAAAACTTTTAATATGTTCACCGCTAAAGTAGACACAAGCAAAATGAATTATCTCATGGCAGAGCTTGCCGCTGAGAATTTTAAAGATTTGAACGATATAATTAAAGACCAGACAAAGGTCATTCTTGGCAACTTGATTGCAGTCACGCCCCCGGGTAAAAGACAAGGAAATGACTTTTTAAACAAAAAAGGCTACATCTCAAACGCAGCATTTCAAAATGCAAAAAAAGTAATTACTTCGGACGTTGCGAAGTTGTTCCCCACTTCCGCTGTTGAAGAAAGCAAGCTAAAAGGGCAAATTGCAGGCGGCAAAGAATTTAAAACCGCATTGGGGTTGCGACAAGTAAAGCAGTTTGCTGGCTCAATTGCAGAGCTTGAAAGAATTCACAAACAATCAAGAAATAAGCGAGGAAGGGTAAATGCAGGAAGAGCTTCTGCAAATATGGCTTTGACCAGAACCCAAATTAAAAATGAATTTAAGAAAAGGCAATTTGCAAAGATTGGTTTGCTGAACGCTGGCTGGCTTAATGCTGCAAGAGATTTAAAACTTGCTAAAGCAGCAACCCCTAAATGGATAACCAGACACACACCAAAACCGGGGTATGCTATTTTCAGAAAAAGCAAGCGCGGCTTGGCTATAACAATTGCAAACAAGGTAAACTATTATCCTAAAGATGCAGCCGCTAGAATCAATCAGTCAATTTATCGTTCAGAGCGCAACCTAAGAGCATTGATAGGGGTTGCAATGAAGAAGAACGCTGAAAAAACAAACCGCAAAATGCGCAGAAAATGATTAGAACAGACATAATTAGAAGGCTGCAAAGCTATTTGCAAACCCAGTATGATGGAAACATCACAATCTTAACGGAAGAAGATGACGGAGACTTAACGCCACCTTGTGCTGTCGTTCGCATTAGCTCCGCTGAGGACATGGGAGCAAATCAAGCTTATGTTTGGGATTTTAACGTGATTGTCGCCGTGTTTCATGATGCTGATGACGTCACAATTGAAACGGCTGAAACTGACGCCGCTGAACTGTTTGATGAGCTTGCAGATTACGAAGATGTAACTGCTTATTTAAATTCTGGGAATTTTCAAGCATCAGTGTGGCATCCGCAACTTATCGAAGCAGGACGGGAAGAAACCAAGTGGACGCACTTTCAAACTTACAGGCTTATTGCTGGCCCATCTTAATTTTGACAACAGAAAATTATCATGGCAGTTACAATTAACGGCGCAACCGTATCTTGGGGAATCCCCGCAGCAGGAAAGACAGTGGCCGACTCACTGGTTGATGGAATTGTTCAAGACTTTGAAATTTCAACTGACGGCAACGTAGCTGAGATAGCTGATGAAGATGGTGACATGGTTGCCAGAGTTGACCACGGCGAAAAAAATACTGTTTCTTTTTCAAGTTTAGTAACCGCATCATCTCCAACCCTCCCATCAAAAGGGACTGCGGTCACATTTGCATCTGCAATTGACGGTGTTGATTTTACTGCTGGGGAAGCTTTTGTTGAATCAGCGAGCATCACTCACGCTGGCACAAACACAGCAACCGTAAGCTTTACGGTTACACATTACCCAAGCTTCACCTAATGGCGAGCCTTGAGCAGCTACAGCAAGCAATTAAAAACACGGAGGGAAAAACTCCGAGTGAGATTCTTGAAGCTTTTATTCCAAAAGGAAAAACTGTTGGCGGTGTCCCTTTAGTAGACATCACATTTGGTCACGGCTTGTTTCTCTCAAACATTAATCACCCACTTGCAACTGGGCAAATTGATGACTGGAAACCTTATGACATTGCTGTTGCTCTTTTTGCTTTCACTAGAACATCAAAAGAGCTTACCCAGCTCATAAGAGAAGACAGACTAGAGGACTCTCTTTATGAATTTTTAGATGCAATTCCTATGGATGAAGTCGAGCAATCGTCAGCTATTTTAATTGCTCACTACTTTGGCTCAATGAAAACCATTGTTCCAATGGATGCTCCGGAAGGTGTTAAAGCTCAAAAAAAAACCCGTTCGGTTGGTTTTTAAGTAGTGTTTCCGGCATTTGCCGAGAATATAAATGGAAGCCTGAGTATGTAATACATGAGCTTCCCATGTCACAAGCTTTTGCCCTTTCTGCTTGCTCTGGCTGGGCTAGTGGAATGATTCCTAAAAATGGCGGCCCTTCTGATTGGGAGCTTGAACGTGAAATTGCAAGATTAGAAAAGCAAGTTTGACTTTTAACAAATTATAATCATGGCTGGTGTAAACGTAACAATTGGGGCTGATAGTAGTAAAGCCCAGAAAGAACTTGCTTCTTTCCAAAATAAAACCAAAAAAATTGCGTCTACAATTGCCAAAGGTTTTCAAGAAAGAATCGGGCAGAGAATGTTTGACGGCCTTATAAGTGCCGCCAGAAGCGTCCCTGCTAGGATGAAAGAAATGATTGATGCGGGTGGCAAGCTTTCTGACCAAATGGCCAAAACTGGAGCATCAGGGGAAGGTTTGGTTGTTTTAGAAAGAGCATTGAAAAACAACGGCATCGCAGCCGCTCAGATGGATGATATTTTGCGTAAAATGCAAGATTCGTTTTCTGGTTTAAATTCAGAGCAAAAATCAACCGTTCAAGCGTTTGAAATGCTTGGGCTTTCAATGTCTGAGCTTAGAGCTTTAGACCCAGTTGATGCCTTAAAGCAAATCTCTGTCGCATTTCGTTCTGTAGGCTCAACAGCAGACAGAACAGCGGCAGCAATGGATATATTTGGAAGGTCTGGCACAGCACTTATAACACTTTTTGAAGACCAAACTGCATTTCAACAAGCGGAAAAAGAACTTGGGAATCTACCTAAGTTGCTGACCGATAACGCCCAAAAATTAGACACACTTTCTGACCGTTTTGGAAACCTTGGAACTGCATTTGATGCAATAGCGTTGACTCTTGCAATTGAGTTCATGCCCTTGATTGACCAAATCACTGAAAAAATTCAAGGCATTGACTTTGAGGAAGTATCTAGAAAAGTTGCGGAAGTTGCCAGAGCAGTCATCGATTTGGCTCCAAAAGTGCTTGCTGTTGCAGCAGCCGTAAAAGGCATTCAGATAGCTAAATTTTTTGCTGTCATGGTTGCTGGGCTTACTAAATCAATAAGCCTTTGGGGTGCTGAAACGGCTGCTGTTGAAGCAAACACAGCCGCTAAAATAAAGAATGCCACTGCTGGGGCTGCTGCTGGTGCTGGTGGCGGTGCTGCTGTTGCTGGTGGTGCAACTGCAAAAGGTGCAGCCGGGGGTTTAATGGCTAGATTTCCGCAAGTTTTAGCGGCTGCTGCTGTTGGGTTTGCTGGCTTTAAAGTTGGGGAGTTTATTGGAAAAGGATTTGCCAATTTTGTTCCCGATGGCCCTATGGGTTTTTCTTCAGATACTCCTATCGGGCAAGTAAACGAGCAAGCGGTAAAAAGAAACGCAAAACTAGATAAAGAAAATGCAGCATTTAGAGCAAGGCTTCAAGCCGAGCAAGATGCAGCAGCAGTAAGGCAGAAGCAAAATGAAGAAAAGGCAAACAAAGAAGCCGAAAAAAGAAAAGGAATCATTAAGTCAATTAGAGATGAATATGCCCACACTTTAAAAATTCTAAATGCTAGAATCACAGGGGACAAAAAGCTTTTAGCACAAGAAGAGCTTAGGAAAAAAATCCAAGAAGAACAAAGAGCATCCGCCGCTGAAGGTTTTATTTTAGATGCAAAAAGTGCTGAAAAAATTGTTATGAAAAAAAGAGAAGCTGAAGTAGCAGAGAAAAAAAGAAAAGATAACGAGATTAACTTAGCTAAATCACAAGAAGAGAAAAAAGCTAATCTTGAAGGTGATATAAGCGAAACTGAATCCCGGTTTAGCTCTGCAATGACACGTTCTTCAATTACCGCTGTTTCATCCATGCAAGCCATTGGCGGAGGTGGTGGTGTTGCTGGCGAGCTAAACCTTCAAAAAACACAGACCGACTTGCAGCGGCAGCTAGTGGACTTGCAGCAAAAAATGGTGGGGCTTCTTGAAGGAGTAAAAACTGCAACTGGTCAGCAACCCGTTTCACAATAATTACTTTTGACAAAACCTTAAAGACGCCCAGCAAGCACTTAACTCATGGCAATTACAACTGACGAAATAGTCTGGGGCGAGACCTACGATATAAGCGTTTCTGCCCAAGACACAGGCGGCAACCCTATCACCTTAGACGGCACATGGAGCGCGGCGTGTCGAATCACTGAAGACCACATTGGCGGGGATATTGTTCTAAATCCAACCATGACAATTGCCGCCGGGGTAGCCACTACAACTATCGACACGGGCAACGCAGAATTTTGTTATGGCGCTTACTACTACGACATCAGGTTGACCGATGCTGACGGGCATGACTATTGGACAAGCCCGGTTCGCTTAATTCTCGCAAACCGTAACAGCCCAAACACCTAATGAGCGTTGCCACCATAGTAATCACAACGACCCGGGCAGGTGCAGCTTCATCTGTAATTATTAACCGTGGCGGTGGCACTCTCAATGAGATTACAAGCGCAACCGGGAGCGATGGGACAGGCGACATTGACTTGCTCAACCTAGACGTGAGCGGGCTGCTAAACGTCACAGGAATTACTCAGCAAGCCGTTTACACCGTGGCAAACCTTCCCGCTGCAAGCGCTCAAGGAAAGCGAGCATTTGTAAGTGATTCAACCAATGGGCTTAGCAACCACCACAACCACATTGTCGCTGGCGGCGGTAGTAATTTTACGCCTGTATTTTCAGACGGAACAAACTGGCGCATCGGCTAAACCTTTAATTTGACACAAAAAGAAATTTAGAATTATGACTGTTACATTCGCAAACACCACCCCGGTCGAATACCCGATTGAGCGCGGCAGGACACACTACATTTCTGCTGCAAGCGGTGACCTTACGGTTGAACGCTACACAGCAGCGGGAGCATGGTTAGCTGTTGA